TTTTGGCCGTATTGTTCAACGTTTCCAATACGTTGACGGCAGTCGTTAGCAGCGTTTGATTACGAGCAGGACCTTTACCCTTTTCTGTAAATACACGGATCACAACCGCACCACGGGCGTTATCCACGCTGCTCGTTAGCGTTGCTTCGTTGGTAAGGCCAAAAGTTACATTTACACGAACGTACTCTGTTGTTGTGTTGGCCGGTACAGCAGTAATGTTGTCAAAAAAGACTGGTACAGCTGGGGACAAACTGCCAAAAGCAGTTAAAAGCGGGTTTTCGACTGCAGCGCGGATAGCCTGATAGTTCATTCTTAGCTACGGGGAAGTGACTTGAACATATTGTCCATTTCTATCGTGATAGCTCGGTCAAGTTTAGTGGTTACATATGTCGTGAACCAATCTTGGTCAGCAGTACGGGAAGCGTTGCCAGGTTTTGATTCCGAATAAATGTCGTAACGCTTGTGCCGTTCTGTAGGACGTTTAAGACCCGAACGTTCCCACTTTTTTTTACCAAGACTTGTCTGAGGCTCTGGTGTAGGTCTCCCAAAATGGTCATCAACCAAATCAGTTGCTTGTCCAGCCCAAGGAGAATTATTTGAAATTGTAAATACGACCTTATCTTTTGCAAAACCAGCTTTAATTGCTTGAGGGCCAGTAAGAAGCGGAACGTTTACAGGGCGCGGCTCGCCTTTGCCTCCATCACCTTCAAAAAAACGCCCATCTGGAGTTGTAATTCTCCAAGAGTTAGAAAATTGGCCGGTCCAACTTGGGCCTTCTTGCTGTAACTCTTTTACAGCGCGATGAGCACTACGAAGAGGGCCAAAAGCAACAGTAGACGAAACAATTTTATCCCAATCTTTTAATAACCTGTCAAAAGGTTTTGCCATTACTGGGGCCTCGCAATGATTGTGTGGAGCAGAGGGTTTTCACCCCTAAAGCTCACTACGTTTAAAATTTTGGCTTCGCGGGTCGCTCCATCCTGTGAATACTGAATGCGATCAGCTTCGGTTGGATAGTACGAGCCCAGTTCATCGTTGCCAATAATTACCTTAATGTCGGTTGTTTGGTAAAGACCCTCGGTCTCCCTGGCTGTTACGTTTAAAATCAAACCTTTTAGTGACACTGAGGTGTCTGCGCCTGTGACAGCACCTGTTGTAGGGTCATAAACCCGTGGTGTTGTCGTTTTGACAAGCGTGATGTCTTGACCCCAATCGTCAAGAAGTGGCTTGGGGATTGACTGGAATGTAGTGTCTACTAATGACATATCAACCCTTCACCACACGAACTTGATAAGAGCCAGAACCTCCAGAACAATAAGGACCAAGATAAGACTGCAGCCAAGGATAAACGTCGAATATGTTATTAACAGTTCCGACAGCCTGACTGTCAGTGTTGTATTTAACTTTGAGGTCTCCGAGCTCGACTTGCTCGTATAACCCCTTATCGCCGGTAGTCCCTGTAATCGCGTCCGTGTCATTGGCTAGCTCAAAGGCTAGTAAATATGTAGCCTTCTTGATCGCGCTTGGGATGACAGAACACGTAAGTTCCACCCGATCGACATGATAATTATTGCGCGGCCACTTCAACGCTTGGCCTGAGTCGCAACGATCACCATAAAAAACCAACGTGTCGATCCAGCCTGTTGCTGAAATCAATGCACGATTTTTCTTGTCGTCTTGTTTGTTGTCCCATTGCGTGCTGCTTGGAACGGTTTCAAAGTACGCGTCGGCTTCAGCCAACGTCACATAGCTGTTGGCTGTCGCACTCTTCAGTGTGGCGTTGATCGTGGCAGCCATAGCGCAAAAATAAAGTGGCCCCACCTAATGGTAGGGCCTTTGCTCTGATTACGATCAGATGGTGCTGGTATCCAGCGGAGTGTTGACAGTAAGCTGAACCATAGGGATCAGATCAATGTCATAGGTGGCAGCCCACTTGTTAGCCGTTGCCAAGTTGGCATTGGTTGGGTTGTCACCAGCATCAGACCACTTAGTGCCCATCACGTGATACGCAGTGTGGTAGTCAACTGACAAAACGTCCTGTTTGGACATAATGTTGCGCTCAGCTTCGATCCGAAGATCTTGCTGCACACCCTCAAGGATGGTGCCGGCCTTCATCAGGTAGCAATAGAACTCCTTCTGATGACCAGAGGTACCAGGTGCAACGGTATTGACTTGAGAGTCAACAACAACGCGCATTCCAGCAAACTCCCCAACTTCGCGTGCGCCGATGCCAACGCCGCCGCCACCCCAAGTCACTGCGCCAGAAGCAGCAAGTGCTGAAGTAGAGAAGGTCAGCATTCCTACCTGATACAGGTAGTAAGCAACAGAAGGATGGACAATCAGAGTGTCCAGTTCGTCGCCACGCTCACCCAACGCGTTACGAGCTTCTGCAACGGTTGCTGCAGTCAGGAAGTTGGATTCATCACCGCCCGATGAAGCAGCTTTACCTTTGTCTAGAGCATTGCCAGACAGGGCAGTACCGAACAAACCAGCAAGGTGAGAAAACAGACGTGCGCTGTTCAACTTGTTGATTGCATCGGCAAGCTGATTGCGGATGTGAAGCATTGGGTCTTCACCAGCAGCCAAAACCGCCATGTCATCCACTGCATACGCAAATGCGCGATGGCAGATAGTGGCGATTTGAGTGCCAGTACCGATTTTCTGAGGAGTCAGATAACCAGCGCCACTGGTGCCCCAAGTTGCTGTACCGTCCAGAATCTCCTCGGTGGGAGACACGGGGTTGAACTCAGGAACTTGAATGCGGGTACCGCCTTCACGTGAATCGAGAAGGGCGTTACGAACGACAGCGCCAGACTTAATGAAAAGACTGCGCTCTTTGATTGCCTCAGACACATAGGTGCTGAGATTATTCCTTTTTACGATGTCCGCCAGAAGGACACCGCCGGAATAATTCTGAAATGGTGCGGCCATTTCTTATTCAGGGATAAAGTTTGCGGGGATTCAAGTCACGGACTTGAGATGGTGTCCCACGGGGACTATTTACCTGCCTCTCTCTTGAGCACGGCTGCAAGATCAGGGTCGGTAGCTTCCAAGGCCATTTGCCTCGTTAAGTTCATACTACCTTCTAACCAAGGATTAGCGACGCCTCCAGCACCAGAAATTCCTGTAACTGGTTTTGCACCCATTCCAGCCTGACTACTGGGCTTAAAATGATGCTCAAACCCAGAGCCAGGGTTTTTTAGTTTGGCTAAATAAACGTTAAGGTCTTCCTCAACGCCGCCATTCAATACCTTGACACTGCCATCATCAGCTTTTTTCAAATTGCTTTGAACAAGCTGCAACATCTGGTCAGAATTGATTACGCCAGCTTGGTTAATGGCTGACAATGCAGACGTTTTCATCGCAGCAGTTTCGTTAGAAGTCCGAAGATCTGCTAACTGACGCTCCAAATCAGCTATCTGCTGGTCTTTGGTTTGAGCGGTTTTGTTGGCTTCTTCCCAAAGATCTTTCCATTGGCCTTGATCTTCGAGTTTCTGCTGTCGCTCTGAACGCATCTTCTCATCAAGGGCATTCATTTTTTCCTTGATGCGCTGAAATTTACCCTCAGCTTCTTCACGAAGAGCTTTTTCAGCTTGAATTTGCTGTTGATATGCAGAAACATCGACAGCAGGAGTTTCAGTCGCAGCCACGGGCTGTTCAGAAGACGCCACGGGCGTTTCCTGGATGACTTGTTCTTCCATTATTAGGATTTAGTTGACTTCTCTACCTTACTACTTTTTGCTTGCTTAGTTGTCTTTTTAGGTTCAGGCATTGGACATTCCTCCTTTTTGGGAGGATTGATCTCCTCGAAACGCATTCCCATGAGAACAAAAGCTATTACTCTTCTACTGTACCGCTTGATTCTGCTTCTGCCGACATGGGCAAAATCTCGCCTTGCACCAGCATGTCACGGAACTCTTCACGATCAATAATTTGATTCTCAAATAGCTGACCCATCGCAGTAATGTCCTGCCCGATCAAGCGCTGCAGATCAAAATCACGACTAATTTTGACTTCAGGTGGCTCAATACCCAAATAATCAGCAGCAAGGTTGTAAGACTTCTGCAAGCCTGACTCCAAATCCATTGAAATCATCGACAGCATTGAATTCGTGTCGATACGATCCAAGCGTCGGGCATCTGCAGATTCAGCAACAAACTTTTGCTGGCTCAGCGTGCTGATGCCTAACGTCGCCATTTGTTGCTGTAACTCTTGGATCTCTGACGTTTGCGCTTCGAACGCGCTTGATGCAG